GAATAGTTTTTTAGCAAAGGGGGTAGGAGTAATAGATGAATAAAACTGTTAGTAAAGAAGATCTATTGGATTTATTACTTGATTTTAATCTTGAAGTAATGTATAAAGATGCAGAGGATAATGAACAAACGTTACACTTATTAAAAGGATCATTAATACCTGAAACACCTCAGTTTTTAAATAATATAATTATGGTTAAGACAATTGAACCCGTTTGAATTAATTAATTCTATATCGAATACTAAAAAAGATATATTAGAGAATGAGAAAGACTATAATGCCTTTATGGTTAATCGTGGTCTATCTTACTTCCCAGATACTGTTATATATGCTAACGAGATGAATAAATTTCACCATCTCGACAGCCGTCTACAGTATCAATTTCTTATAAATACTATTAGAAAACGTAATCGTTTTTCTAAGTGGAATAAATCTATTGAATCTAAAAATATCAATGCTATAAAGAAATATTATGGTTATAGTAATGAGAAAGCTCGTGATGTCCTTCCGCTTTTAAGTAATGAAAACTTGAATACAATAAGGGGAAGAATAAATTATGGCGGAATACAACGATGAACTGGTTAATTGGAAACCAGATATGATGTTAGAAGTTACATTAGCCGAGCCAGATGATTTTCTTAAGATACGTGAAACTCTCACGAGAATAGGAGTGGCTTCTAAAAAAGATAATAAATTATTTCAATCATGTCATATCCTTCACAAGCAAGGAAGATATTTCATAACTCACTTTAAAGAGTTATTCTTATTAGACGGTAAGCCATCTAATCTTACAGAAAATGATCTAAACCGTAGAAATACAATTGTCAAATTAATGGATGATTGGGGACTGTTAGATACTGTAGCACCTATTGGAGATACAGCAGCACTAAACCAAATTAAAATAATATCCCACAAAGACAAGTCTGACTGGGAATTATGCCCGAAATATAATATAGGTATTAAATAAAACCTGTATAAATAGAATTGCAGGATGCGAAAGGTCTTGCATGAACGTAGCATGATGCTACACTTTTAACCTTGCTATTTAATAGGAGGACAATTATGTCAAACTTAGCATTTAACTTCCCAAGGGATACATTCCTTGGATTCGATCAACTCTTCAACACATTACAAGCAATCCCACCGGGTGAAGCTCGTGGAGTAGGCTATCCGCCCTACAATGTTATTCGAAAAGATGATGGTCATTTTTTAATCGAAATCGCTGTTGCAGGATTTAGTAAAGATGACATTGACCTAACTCTTGAAAAAGGAGTTTTAACTGTCACTGGTAAGAAACATTCTGGTGAAGACACTAGAGACTACACACATCGTGGAATCTCTTCTAGAGGGTTTGAAAGATCATTCACTATAGCTGACACAATCAAAGTGATTGGTGCAGATATTGTAGATGGTTTGCTTGTTATTATTTTGGAGAATGATATTCCAGAAGAAGATAAGCCTCAAACTATCAATTTAGGTTCATTAAACAAAGCAGCAAAATTGCTGTTAGGTTAAATTAACTAAGGAGCACATGGCATATTCAAAACAAATTCTAGACCACTACGAAAATCCACGCAATGTGGGTAAGATGGATATGAATGACCCGAATGTCGGGACTGGTATGGTAGGTGCTCCTTCTTGTGGCGACGTTATGAAGCTACAAATTAGAGTAGAAGAAGGCATTATTGAAGATGCAAAATTCAAGGCATATGGATGTGGTTCTGCAATTGCTAGTTCTAGCATGGTTACAGAGTTGCTCAAAGGTATGTCGTTAGATGAGGCAAAAGATATTAAAAATACTTCTATCGTAGAAGCTCTTAGTTTGCCTCCAGTTAAGATACACTGCTCAGTCTTAGCTGAAGATTCAATTAAAGCAGCAGTCAAAGATTATCAAGGCAAACAACCAAAACCACATAGGTAAATTATGAATGATTATAAATTAATCCGATTAACTTCGGGCGAAGAGATATTAGTAGAAATAAAATCAAGAAATGAAACATTAACAGTAGTAAAAGACCCAGTACTTTTAATTCCAGATCCAGGTGCAGCAGGTAGAATAACCTTTGTACCATATTTGTCTTACTGTGAAATGGATGAATTAACTATTAAGGAAGAACATATAATGTTTATTGTTGAACCTGAAGAAGGTTTAAAAATAAAATATGAAGATATGGTAGATGGTAAAATCAAACTGGTCAAACCCCCTCAACAAGAAATATTTACATAGAGGTATGTACTTTATATGTTATCATGATATAATGGTAGCATGAATCAAACTTTCTATACAAGCGCCTTCCGCCATGGCAAGGTGATTAAATATATGGGGTACGAAGATGGGAAGAAGGTTTCATTCTCTGTCCCGTATCACCCCACCCTATTTGTAACTAATAAAGGTAATAATGCCCACGATTGGAATGCCCTTGATGGTAATCCAGTAGAACCTATTGTATTCGGTTCAATGGGTGAAGCCACTGACTTTATTAAGTCGTACAGCGATGTACCTAACTTTAAAGTATATGGCAATACCAATTATGTTGTACAATATCTTAATGAGCAATTCCCTGGTGAGATCAAATGGGATCGTAATATGATTAATGTGACCTCACTTGATATCGAATGTAGATTCGGCCAAGGGTTTCCTGACCCCGCGGATGCTGATCAGGAGATCACAGCAATCACAATGAAGAATAATATTGACGATACCTATTACACATTTGGTTGTGGTGAATATGACGTAGACAATTCTCTTATGCAAACTCATGAGGTTCGTTATATTAAATGTGCAGATGAGCATGAGCTCTTACACAAATTTGTATATCACTGGGCTAAGACTTCCCCCGACGTTATTACTGGTTGGAACGTAGAGTTCTTTGATATACCATATCTTATTAATCGTATAAAGCATATCCTCGGTAATTCAAGAGAGAAATTCTTATCGCCATGGAGAATAATTGAGGGTAAAGACACATTTAATAATAATCAAACAACTAAAAAGTATGAAATAAAAGGTGTGGCTGTCTTAGACTATATGGCAATCTTTAAAAAGTTTGGTTATTCATATGGTCCACAAGAGTCTTACAAATTAGATAACATTGCCAATGTAGTTCTTGGTGAGAAGAAGCTTGACTTTGGTGAAGCCTCTGACCTTAACGAATTATATGATAATGACTATCAAAAGTTTATTGATTATAATATTAAAGACGTAGAGCTTATAGATCGTATGGAAGATAAGCTTGGTCTTATTACTCTATGTCTAACTATGGCATATAAAGGTGGGGTGAACTATGAGCAAGTCCTCGGGACTGTGGCTATATGGGATTCACTTATATACAGAGATTTACATTCCAAACGTATAGCTGTACCGATGAATAAAGAATCATATAAAGGTGCATATCCTGGAGGTTATGTTAAAGATCCTCAGGTTGGAATGCATGACTGGATATGTTCGTTTGACTTAAACTCTCTATACCCATCAATTATTATGCAATACAATATGTCTCCTGAAACTATACTAACTGGTATGGACGAGCGAGGAGTCAATGTTGAATCTACTCTTGCTGGTAAAGTGAGGAACAATATACCTAATACTGCTTTAGCTGTTAATGGTGTTAGGTTTAATACAAAGAAGCTTGGTGTATTACCACAAATCATTCAAGAAATCTATAGTGAACGTGTAGAATTTAAACATAAACAAATTAAGGCCGAACAAGAATTAGAATTATGTGGCAACAAGTCAGAGGTCTATGCACTTGAGAAGCGTATAGCCATTGCCAAAAACCAACAGATGGCTCTTAAGATCCTATTGAATTCCTTGTATGGTGCAATGGGTAATAAATGGTTTAGATATTTTGACATGAGAATTGCCGAAGGTATTACTCTTACTGGTCAAGCAACTATTCGTTGGGCAGAGAAATATCTTAATCAATATCTTAATGAAACACTCAAGACAAATAAAGACTATGTTGTTGCTATTGATACTGACTCACTATATGTTTGCCTTAACGAATTTATTGAACGTCTTGGTCCAGCTAAGCCAGTAGACTTTTTAGATAAGATGTGTTCAACAGCATTGGAAGGTGCCCTCGCTAAATGTTATGATGATTTATATAATAGACTCGGTGGTATAGAAAACAAAATGGTTATGGGTCGTGAGGTTATTGCCAATCGTGGTATATGGACAGCAAAGAAAAGATACATATTAAACGTGCATGACAATGAGGGAGTTCGTTATACAAATCCTAAGTTAAAGATCATGGGCA